GTTCAGTATCTCCCGAAGGGAGGTGGTCTCCGTGACCTGCGGAAACGTAGTAACTCATGTGAGGTAGGTCACAGTGGTGTCACCAGATCGGCACCATGACACCAATTACAGGGTAGAAGGTCGAACTTTACCCTCTAGCCAGTGGGGGGTAGGGGGGCAATGTATCTTTTAATGTAATACATGTATAAGAGAGGCCCTTAAGGCCTCTCAATGAGAATATCTGATACATGTAGGTATTTATACTACATACAGTTACATATAGCTACTGTATGTAAGGGCCAGTAAGGCCCTTACCAATAAATACATGTATAAGAGGCCCCTTAAAGGGCCTCTATGGTAGAGGTAGAAGGTACTAATCGCTACTAACGTAGCTCTTAGTACTGCAACTGCCTAACGGCAGTTGCTATAGGGGTGAAAGTTTGAAAAGTTCAGGTCACTGGAGAGGAAGTACTCGCAAAGCGAGGCTTCCAAGGAACTGGTTTAGTCTCCGCAAGAGAGTTCTCGTCAGAGACTCTCATAAGTGCCAGTCACCGCGTTGTGACAACGTCGCAACAGAAGTAGATCACATCGTCCCAGGAGACGATCACAGTCTCAGCAACCTTCAGAGCTTGTGTAGGGACTGTCACCGCGAAAAGTCCTCCCGTGAGGGAGTCATGGCACGTGAACGTAAAAGGTCTCTCGGGAAGAGGCCACCAGAACAACATCCGGGACTCAGGAAGTCCCGCTAATAAAACACCCAGGAGGTGAAATGGCAACGACAGGACCAGTGCCCAAGCGCTCAGACCAGCGTGTGAGGAACCGTGACGTCAACGTCATTGATAAGGTCCAGGCTTTCGGAGTTGTCAAGAAGCCTGCGTTGGGTATAGGGGATAACGTACATCCCATCATCCAAGATTTCTGGGACTCGGTAGGAGAGTCTGCACAGTCAAGGTATTACGAACCCAGTGACTGGCAGTACTTCCGAGTAGCCCTGTATTTTCTGAACAACGTCGTCAAGAACACGGCCAAGCCATCTGCTCAGATGCTTACGGTCATCAACCAGATGCTGACTGATCTTCTCGTTGCTGAGGGATCAAGGCGCAGGGTTCGCATGGAGATCGAGCGTGAGCAGACCAAGGATAATGTGGTCAATATCAGTGACTACTTCCGTGAGCTGGCCAACAAGAACGATCTTGGCGATATGTTCAACTACCAGTAACAAGCTTTGGGTTGAGTCGGTGTTCCTCTCCTTCCGCTGACTCCCCAAACAAACTTTAGGAGCAACAGTGGCACTATGTCCATTTGCAGTGCATGAGTTGCTGCCAGAGAACTCACAGCAGAACAGAATCACCCCGACTACAGTCATCTGTCACCGAGCCGTATCAAGCGCCAAGGACCTGTATGGTTACTGGAACTCTCCAGGCATCGTGCTTGAGTCTCATTTCTACATCTCAGAATATGGCACGATCTACCAGTACATGGACACCAACATCCGTGCTGATGCGAACGTTGATGCTAACGCATTCGCGGTATCCATCGAGACATGGGATGGGGGAGACACTCCAGACTCTGATGGTTGGAATGCTGTACAGAGGCTTCAGCTGAAGAGGCTGATCAAGTGGATCTGTGATGTCCACGGAATCAAGAAGGAACCAGCCCGTACCTGGAATGGTGGAGGTATTGGTGGGCACAACTGGTTCCCAGAGCCTTGGGCCGATGGCCCTAGGGGATGCCCTGGAACAGAACGAAACCGGCAACTACGTGAAGATATTATTCCGGCTGTAGCGTCGGGACTGATCGAGGACGAGGAAGATACGAACATGATCATGCTAGCCAAGGGCGACGGTACAAGCGACTTCGACAAGGCGGCTATCTACTGGATTGCGCCTACCTCCCGAGGGCTGGTCAAGGAGTACGTAGCGTCACAGGCCCTGAATGCGTTTTTCGCGGCTCAGGGAGCCAAGACGGTAGTCATGCCACAGGCACTGCTCAACGGCATCCTGAACGCAGGCACAGACCCCATTGCGGATGTGGATGAGGCTCTGCTTGCACAGGAACTGGCTCGACTAGGTGTGGCTGGTGCTACGCCTGCACAGGTCAAGGAAGCTGTGAACGCGGCTCTAGCGGCTGGTTCATCCAAGTTCACGCCAGGTTCGTAATGGACAAGTGCTACTGCTTGAAGTGCAACACGTATCACTCACCTAAGTGCCCTGGCGGCTAAATAAACTTGTGCAGTAGGAAATACGCTACCTTTGCACTCCAGTTCAGATCCAGACTGGGTTAACAAAACGGGACCAGGCCGTTCAACGAGGAGGAATTATCTAAGAGTCTCATAAGCTCTTACTCCCTGGTTCGAATCCAGGGGACGGCACTCTGTGGTTCGTTTAGTGGCAAGACTCCAGGTCGTGACCCTGGTATCGCGAGTTCGATCCTCGCACCACAGTCCACGGGATTTAGCTCAGCTGGAAGAGCGCTGGTGTGAAATACCAGGCGCGGAGGTTCAAGTCCTCCAGTCCCGACTTGGTGGCGGTGTCGTGGCCGCCATCATCCTTACCCACGACTAAGGATGGATATGCCATACACAGATAAAGCAAAGCGTGTGGAACAGGTAAACCGATACCGGCGAAGCTTGAAGATCAAAATTGTAGAAGCCCATGGAGGTTTCTGCTTTGACTGTCAAGAGACCTTCCCACCCTACCTGTTTGAGTTTGACCATCGAGACCCAAGTGCAAAGTCGTTTAACATCTCCAAAGCTAAGGGTTTCGAAGCAATGTATCAAGAGTCGCTTAAGTGCGACATGGTCTGCCCCAATTGCCACCGGTTCAGGACGCACAAACGTTCCTGTACGGGTTGTGACTGGTGTTAGACGCCATGCGATATTAGCGTAGAAGGTAGCGCGACTGGCTTCCACCCAGTAAGGATCGGTTCGAGACCGGTATATCGCTCTCAAGCCATATTAGCTCAGTCTGGTAGAGCAGGGACCTTGTAAGTCTCAGGTCGTGCGTTCAAATCGTACATGTGGCTCTTTTGCTTCTTGGTGAAACTGGCATCACGCCTGGCTCTGGTCCAGGTATTCGAGGTTCGAACCCTTGAGGGGCAGCTCCTCTGCGTCCCAATCGCGGAGAGTCGGTAGGGTAGTGTTAAATTGGACCACTACCAGTGATCAGCCATGCTGAGGTAGTTTAATGGTAGAACACCAACCTGTCGAGTTGGGTAGTGCGGGTTCAAGTCCCGTCGTCAGCGCTCTGTGAGTGAATGGTCCCCTCCAAGGGGTCCTTGCTTGTGTAGGCCAGTGGAGAGCCGCTTGATTTAGGTTCAAGTGTTTGCAGGTTCGAGTCCTGTCACAAGTACGTGTTAGGTTGTGGGTTTTGCTCTCCTAGTGGTAGAGAACCCTCCGTGGTCCAGCGATGTCAAAGACGTACACATGAGGTCTTTGATGCATCGAGTGGCACGTTACGGGTCTTTGATCCAAAGGATACGATCTCGCCCTACGAAGGCGATCATGGGGGTTCGAGTCCCTCAAGACCCACGATCCGGGGTGCCCTATCACCCCGGACTCCATATAGGGATGGAGGAATTAAATGCCAGGTGGAACGCCTGAAAGCATAGCAAGGTGGCGACGAAAAACAAAGCGTCGCTTGGTAGAAGCCCATGGTGGTAAGTGCCTTGACTGTGGGTACGAAGGGCCGCCATTTATGTACGACTTTGACCACAGGATTCCTGCCGACAAGTCCTTTCAGCTTGGCTCTGGGTGCACTTGGTCCTACGATAAGCAATATGCTGAAAGTTTGAAGTGTGATCTAGTGTGCGCTAACTGCCACAGGTTTAGGACACACAAGCAGCGTTGTGACGGCTGTGAGCATTGTAGTAATCCCATATAGTTCAAAGGCAGAACGCTGAGCTGTTAACTCAAGAATCTAGGTTCGATTCCTGGTATGGGAGCAAAGCTGCGTTCTTCCCTAAACGAACGTAGAGACGGGTGGTACTGGACTATGGCGAGGCCAGTGGCGCGACCCTAACAAGCGTACCTAGCTCAATTGGTCAGAGCGCTTCCCTGATGAGGAAGAGGTACAAGGTTCAAAACCTTGGGTACGTACAACTGCATGCATCGCAAGTGGGGACGCCCGCGTAAGAATGTGGATCGTCAGATTAAGTTCGTGACGTCGGCTCAAAGCGGTGTATGTGGCAACTTGGTTTCGTAGCTCAGATGGCAGCAGCACCCGACTCTTAATCGGGGGGTCGTAGGTTCGATGCCTACCGGGACCATAAGGAAGCTAGCACGCGATGGTGCGTAAGCGGTCTTGAAAACCGTGCCAGGTGTGAGCCTGAGGGTTCGACTCCTTTAGTTTCCGCTCACAGACAGCGAACTTTTGATCGAAAAGAGGCCTAAGCCTCATATCAGCTAGGTCATGGTGACCAACCTCCCTCCAAAGGAGGAGGACAAGGTTCGATTCCTTGGGCTGGTGTATGAGTGATATCAGGTTAGTATGGTGTAAGAAGTGCAACGCTACCCATGTATGGCCCGCGTGCTGACATACGTGGCCTATTGCCACCTATGTAACGGCTACCATGGCCCTGGTGGGTGCCCTAATAAGAAATAGTGATAATCAAAGCAACCGGTTACGGTTGCGAATCTGGCTGTAGCTCAGCTTGGTAGAGTGCCTGATTTGGGGTCAGGAAGTCGGGGGTTCGAAGCCCTCCAGTCAGACTTAGCCCTGTTAGTTCAATGGGAGAACGGCTGTCTTACACACAGCTCATGGCAGTTCGATTCTGTCACGGGGTACAACTATTGCAACACCCAGACGTAACAAAGGATGTATCAATGCCATTGCCAGCATCGGTACCAACCGGAACCGTATCCGGCACTTGGTACACCCCATCAGGTAACCTCGCCACTGGTGAGATTATTTTCCTACTGACCCACGAGATTGAGATCCCAGACGATGCAGACGGAGTAGTAATCCCTGTACGCCATAAGGTCGCAATCACGGCTGGGCAGCTCACAGCCACTCTTCCTTCTGGGTTTTACAACGTTCTAGTACGCCTTGCGGAACTCTACTTTGAGCCCAAGGTCGTAGAGATTGTCACAGGTCAGAATCTGAATCTGCCAGACGCCATTGGGGTTGTCCCACCAGAGGAACTCCTTACACCAGTGCGAACAGTCAATGGAGTACTTCCAGACGCCTCGGGTAACATTGAGGTAGCCGGAGGTAGTGGGGCTGTTAGTTCAGTGTTTGGGCGGACGGGTGCGGTAGTCGCAACCTCCGGGGATTACACTAAGGCTCAGGTTGGCCTTGGCAACGTTGATAACACATCAGACGCAGCTAAGCCGGTCTCCACTGCCACACAGACGGCTCTGGACACCAAGGAAGCCACAGGAACAGCAGCAGCGGCTGTAGCGGCTCACGTAGCCCTCCCAGACCCACATCCGCAGTATGCCCTGGAATCCGCACTGACTCCATGGTACGACTCAGCGGCTCGTAGGTTTGGATGTAAGGCGATTACCATGCATCCGTTGCACTTGAGTCCTGCCGACCCAAAGTACATCGCCATGTCCAATCAGAGGTTGTATCAGTACTTTGTCGGGGTACCAGCTGGGGAGACCATCACAGGGATCAAGCTTCCTATTCAGGACTTGGCTGCTGGTGCAGGGTCCCTCTGGTTTGCTGTGTATAACTCAGATCTGACCAAGCTCGGAGAAACAGCCAATGTTGCTTCCTCGTTTACCTCAGGAACAACACAGGACTGGCGTACAGTTCCGTTGACCGCTCCCGGAGTCACAACCGGTAATGGCGTGTGGATCGTTGCACTTTCCACCATGGACACAGGTCCTCAGGTTGTATTCTGTAACACTGCTCTGGCTTCGGATCTACCATGGGTCCTTAACCCTACAGGTAATCTCACAGCAATGCGCACCGAAAGCGTCACTACTTTGCCAACAACACTAAGCCCTTCAGGAGGACTGAAGTACATCGACTTCGTCATTGGGGTATATTGATCTAAGGGAGAAACTCATGGGTTCGCCAACCTTGCTCCCTGCACCAAGTTTCATTGTCGGCCCAACCTGGCAGAGGCTTGAGTCAGGGGGTTTCCACCTTCCAGAAAAGACGCTGGGAGATGGAATTGTCAACTGGATGTATGAATACTTGATTCAGCCCACAGGACCACGAGCCGGGGAGCCTTTCCTTGTCACACACGAGCAGTATAGGTTCCTGTTGTGGTGGTATGCAGTCGACCCATATTCTGGGCGATTCGTGTACCGTAATGGGCTGCTACGCAGGCTTAAGGGATGGGGAAAGGACCCACTCGCAGCCGCAATGTCACTGGCCGAACTGTGTGGACCAGTCGCCTTCTCCCACTGGGACAGTGACGGAAACCCAGTAGGGAAGCCTAAGCCTGCCGCATGGGTTCAGGTAGCCGCTGTATCTCAGGACCAGACCCGTAACACCTTCACCTTGTTCCCAGCCATGGCATCCAAGAAGATGCGTGAAGAACACAAGATGGAAATCCACAAGACACGAGTAGATGCCTATGAAGGTGCGTGCTTCATTGAGGCTGTTACCTCGTCTCCGTTGTCTCTGGAAGGCAAGCGCCCTACCTTCGTCATCAAGAATGAGACACAGTGGTGGGTTGAGGCTAACTCAGGTCTAGAAATGGCTAACGTCATCGCAGGTAACGTCACCAAGGGCGCGTATGGTGTATGTAGGTCATTGTCCATCTGTAACGCTCATCGTCCTGGTGAGGAGTCAGATGCAGAAAAGGACTGGGAGGCATACCAGCGCGTACAGGCAGGCGAAGCTCCTGACAACGGATTCTTGTATGACGCCCTAGAGGCTCCTCCTGAAACGCCTGTAGGTGAGATTGCAGACCTGATCGAGGATGCAGAGGCATATCAGGAGGCTCTTGGCCGCCTGCGTCGTGGTCTTCTGATCGCACGTGGCGATGCTGAGTGGCTTGATGTGGATATCATCCTGGAGTCCATTCTTGACACCCGTAACGATGTCACAGAATCCAGGCGTAAGTTTCTCAATCAGATCAACGCGGCTGAGGATGCGTGGATCTCACCTCGTGAATGGGACAAGGTATATGTTCCGGGCCTAAGGCCCCTACAGCTGGGTGACCGTATCACTCTCGGATTCGATGGGTCTAAGTCTCAGGACTGGACTGCCCTGGTGGCTTGTAGGATTGATGACTCGGCTATCTTCCCGATCAAGGTCTGGGACCCCGAGAAGTATGGCGGAGAAGTCCCCCGAGAAGACGTGAACAACACAGTCGACTGGGCTTTCAATCACTATGATGTCGTGGCCTTCAGGTCTGACGTTCGTGAGTTTGAGGCATATGTCGATCAGTGGGGTGCCAAGTATGGCAAGAAGCTGAAGGTCAAGGCTACCCACAAGCACCCAGTTGCCTATGACATGCGATCCAACATCAAGAACTTCACACTAGACTGTGAGAGGTTCCAGGATGCTGTCTATGAGAAGGAAATCTGCCATGCAGGCTCTCCTGTACTCAAGCGGCATATCAACAACGCAGTAATGCGTCCAAACAACTTTGGCATCTCCATCAGCAAGGCAACCAAGGACTCTGGCCGGAAGATCGATGCGGCTGTCTGTGCGGTGCTGGCTTTCGGTGCCCGACAGGAGTTCATGATGAGTAAGAACAACAAGGGTAGGGGGGTAACGATCCTCCGATGAGCACCAAGTATGACGCACTAGTAGATGACCTACTGACAGACCTAAATGGCAAGCAAGGTGATCTTGGGGTTAATCAGGCCTACTTTGACGCGAACTTTAGGCTTAGGGCTCTTGGACTATCCACCCCACCCGAGATGCGATTTCTTACAGCTGCGGTTGGCTGGCCTGCGATGTACATTCAGTCTCTCGAAGAGCGTCTAGATGTAGAAGATTTCCGAATGGGCGATGAGTCCGAAGGAGATGACAGGCTACGCAACTGGTGGCAGGCTAATCTGCTGGATGTTGAATCTGGTCCGGGGCACACAGAAGCCCTGGTTCATGGAATTGCCTACGTTACTGTTTCTGCCCCCAACGAAGATGAAGACCCAACAATCCCCATTATCAGGTTGGAGAGTCCATTCAACTTCATTGCCAAGCAGGATTACCGTACACGTAGGGTTAAGAACGCACTGAGGGTTTATGAAGACCCTGAGATTCCCAATGAAAAGTACGTGGCTCTATACCTCCCGAACGAAACTGTTTACCTGGGGCAGAGTAAGAACCAGTCTTCTCAGTGGTTTATCGATTACCGTGTTCAGCATGACCTAGACCGTGTCCTCGTGTCGCCACTAGTGAACCGAGCACGCATCCATGAGTGGTGTGGTAGGTCTGAGATCTCCAATGAACTCAGGTCGGCCACCGATGCTGCTTCTCGTATCATGATGAACCTTCAGTCAGCCGCTGAGCTGATGGCCATTCCACAGCGTATCCTATTCGGTGTATCCGAGGAGGACTTCCCGGTTGACACAAGTCAGCCTGGCGCTGCTATGGAAGCATACATGGCCAGGATCATGGCGTTTGAGAACGAGGCAGGCAAGGCAACGCAGTTCCAGTCGGCAGATCTACGAAACTATGTAGAAGCCCTTCAGGAGCTAGCCAAGCAGGTTGCTTCATACACTGGCCTTCCTCCCCAGTATCTCTCTTTCTCTTCAGAGAATCCAGCCTCGGCTGAAGCCATCAAGTCCTCTGAAGCACGACTGATCAAGAAGGTTGAGCGTAAGTCTAGGCTATTCGGGCAGTCATGGGAAGAGGCCATGAGGCTCGGAATGCTCGTGGTAGACGGATCTATTCCGCAGGACTCATACAAGCTCGAAACCGTATGGCGTGATCCTTCAACACCTACGTTCGCGGCTAAGTCTGACGGAATCACCAAGCTTCACCAGCAGGGAATTATCCCAACTGAACAGGCTCGTATTGACCTGGGGTACTCCGACATTCAGCGTAAGGAAATGGAAAAGATGGACAAGTCTGATCCTGTATCCCAGCTGAACCAGTTGCTGTTCACCCAGGAGGCCACTCAGCAGGGCCTAGACAACCAGAAGAATGCCAATGCAGCTAAGCCAGTACAGTCGCGCTCAGCGTAGTATTACGGCTAGGGCTGTTCAGTTAATTCTGCAACTTCTCTTTCCATACCGTGGTATCCCCCTTACTCAGACATCCTGGCGATTCATTGTGAGGGGGATGTTCCCGATCGTCGATACCGCCCGGCGCGAGTCGGCAGTCTTGATGCGAGAGTTTTACGACTCCCAGCGGCAAGAGCATTTCGGGAACGATGACTACGACCTTGATCTGCCTTCGTATGAGATTGCATGGCTGGAAGAGTCCCTGCGTCCCATCTTCAGAGAGGCTCGTGTAATCGAGCTGGACGAAGGCAAGGTTGTGGAAACTGCGCTGAGGGTGGCAAAGGAAGTTGAGAATGGTGGTCGCCGAATGGGGCTCAATGCGGTGCGAGGGGAAACCCGCCGTGTTGGGTTCGCAAGGGTGGCTACAGGCAGGGAAACCTGTGCATTCTGTCTCATGCTGGTGTCTAGGGGTCCTGTCTACAAGTCAGAGCTGAAGGCAGGCGCAAAGCATGAAGGCGCAGCCGAGATCCTAGAGACAAAGAACAATGTCTCTGACGAAGAACTAGATGACTTGATGACCAGGTGGCATCCAGGTTGTGACTGCAAGGTTGTTCCTGTATTTGATGAGAACAACTGGGTTGGAT